AGATATTCGAAACCTTTTACAGCGGATGATGGTGCTGATAAAGCTGTTTGTTTTTCTATTTTACTATCACCAGTCCAGAAATTACCAGGTTTAACCTCATAATCAAATCTAGCTAACTTTCTAATACCTATACCATATCTATAATCAAAAGGATGGTGAACTGTATTATCTAAAACAGTTGGTATTGCATATAAGTTATCTGGATCAGTTCTAATAAAGTAACTAGGTGTTTGTGTATCATAGGCATTACCTATGTTCCCAGCTGCGTAGAATGTTCCATATTTAAGGAAATCTTTATATACATCCTTAAAGAACTGTGCGTTTGCGTTGCTAGATATTAGCAACATTAATGTTATTAGTAGTATTCTCATAGTTTAAGTCTTTATAAGGTTTATTATCACTTGTTTTGTAGTATTATTTAATCAATTATTTGATCTTCTTCTTGTTGTTGATCTACGAGTAGTTGATTTTCTTGTAGATGTTTTATTATTCCATGTTGTTACAGGTGGGGGATCTTCATCTACTCCAAGTTGCCATTTTCTCCAACCAAAGAACAAAGCAATTCTTTGCCAAGCTTCATTTTCATTATCTAATGCTTCACCTAAACTATCTACTTTCATAAATATTTTATCTAATGGTATATTTGTACCAGCAGAAATAACATTAGCCATAGCTTCCCAAAGAGTTTGTTCTTTTAATCCTCGTCGTTTTATTTCTTCTTGATTATACTTATAGGTATTTAAAGCGTTATATATTTTTCTAGCTTTACTACCAAGAGGTGGTGATAAGTTTATAGCCTCTATTAAAACCTGCATATAATCTTGTTTGTATACATCTTTTTTACTACTTTGTCTACTAAACTTTATTACCATATTTTTAAGAGTAGAAACTATAGCGCCACCAAAACCTAAACCTCGCAATATAGAATCAGACATACCATTCGCTATATTTGCGGCTCTTGTTAATTCTTCTTCTTCTGTTTCATCATCAAACACCATTGCAAATAAAGCTTGTTGCATGGAATGGAATAGTAAATTTTGAACACCCATATAATAAGCTACTCTACTAATTCGAATCATACCACTTTTTGTCAGATCATAATATCCTCCACCTGGTTTCCTAACTCTTCTATTATTAATTAAATCTGAAATATTTTTACCAGCTATTCTAGTATACTGCATTGTAACATTTTGGAAAGCTAATATAACTTTACCAAGTGAACTTGCTTGTTGTTGTGATACAAGATCTGGTCTACCTGATTGCTGTGTTGATTCAGCAATATCCATAAAATCAATAAACGCTTTTTGTTCAGCATCACCCGGCGATAGGCCTTGATTTAAATATGTTTGAATTCTATTTCTATAAAATGTGGCTCCACCCATTGCTATTGCAAAACTATCCGCTATTTGTGTAGGTGTAAAACCTGCTTGTAATAACATCGCTGTAGCTTTCCTTATTGGGTCAGTAGATTGTTGTGCTTCTCTTGCAATTTCTTGCCAGTTTACATCTTGACGTAAACCACCTCTTCTTTGTTTTAAGAAATCAGAGTTGAATAAATGAGCAAAGTCTTTCCAAAACTGAGGTTGATTAGCAAATGCTTTACTAGCTTGAAGTATATTATTATCTCCCCAATTTACAAAATTAGCCATAGATATTGTTTGAAGAACAGCAGATCTAGTATTTATAAACATAATTACACCTACTGAGTTATTAACCCAATTAAGCCATCTATTAACTATTCTATTTGCTCCTTTGCTTCTATTGGTACCAGTTTTTATTCTATGTAGCATATCTTCTACTGCTTCTCTAAATTTACTACCGTATATAGCTTCAATTTTATTTAAATTTTCTTTACTAAAGATTTCATCAGTATTCTTTATAAATTCTTTTAAATATTCACCTCTTCTTGTTGATTGATTTAAATTTAGTAAATCATACCCTATAGTACCAGCTAACCAACTATCACCTGGTTTTATATATCCTTGTTTTAATTTAGTTATTGCAGATATATTATTAGCAAAAGCTACCATATCTGGATTTGATTCCACTATTTTAACTAATGCTTTTACATCAGCTTTTGATAACCCAGGTATTTTTACACCATTTTTAGCCCATAAATAAACTCTGACAGCTTGATCATTTGTAAAATAATTATAACCACTATCCTTTCTCATCATTTTATGAATTTTTGGATATTTCTTTTTAAGCGCAGTATAATCATTACGTAATGCTTGTTTAGCTCTATTTAAAGCATCTATCCCTTTAGCCAATGGTCTAAATAACTTCTTCTCAAAAAATTCCTTATGAGCTTCACCTGTTTTTCCTTTACCTAAAAAACTGTATATGAATCCTTTAAAATCATCAGCACTAGGTACTATAAATTTAAAACCTTTACTTTTAGCACCCCTTACTTTAGCTGCTGCGTCTGAAAATCTTGTTTCTTGTCTTAATCCCGATGATTCTTCTATTATTTCATTAAATCTATCACTATTTGATTTTTTACTATAAACTATTTTAGCTTGTTGAACATCTGATTTAACATCAACAATATCTAAAACATTTTTAACAGCATCAACATTAGCAAGAATATCATCTGCAAAATAAAAATCATTATATCCTTCAGCAGCACGAGCAATCATAAAATCTGCTTTTGCTTGTGATGTACCATTTTCTAAACCGTGTATATTTTCTATAGGTATATCAACTCCATTTCTTTCTAAGAATTTTTTTATAGCAGGTGCAGCTTGTTGAGGTCTTGCTGTTAATATATGAACATCTTTATTCCCAAACTTTTCTACCCTCTTTTTAATAACATCAAATAAAGGTCCTTTTTGTCCTTTTTTAACTTGATTAAATTCACCAAAGTCAAATATAGCACCGCGTTTTTCTAACATTGCAGATTGTTCAGCGAATTGTTCTGGTGTTAATTTACCTTTTTTTGGTATTTTTCCCATGAACACATCATATAAATGCGCACCTGATCGTACATATTTAGGTATTTCATATGTAACCATGCTTTTTGTATTTGCTACTGTACCATCAAAATCCATTATAGTAATACCTTTTTTTGGAGCATTTTCTCTTTGAGACATCTCCATAGCTTTATCCAGTAATTTATCTTGTTTTATAGATTTAGAATGTACGATACTATTTTTACCTATAGATTTATCTGTATCCACATCGTATAATTCTATGTATTCTAATAGTTCTTTATATCTAGATATTAGAGGATCAACACCAGCTTCATGTTTTATACCCATATTAGATTGTAAACCCCCAGCTTTTAACATCTGATCTAAAACTTGAGGTATTATAGCTGTTTTATAATTAGCTAATTCTTTATCTAAAGATGCTTTAGATTTTGCATCACCTTTTGTTACATATTGATATGCTCTTGCAGATATATTATTAGCTACTATCATATGTTCAAGAACCCAAGGATCAATACCTGTTTTTGATGATGGAATATATTTTTTAACAATTTCTGGAGTTAAACCTAATTGTTTTACTATTTCTGAAATAGGTTTTGTTGGGAAATAAGTTGGGACAGCTGCTAATCGACCTAAACCATGTGTGTCTGAGAATAAGCTTTCAATCTTTATTCTTACTTGTTCGTTGCTTAAGTACCCATGTTTTTTTAATGTTCTTAAATCTTCAATTGTTTCTTCTAATATTTTTTTAACTTTTTTACCTTCGGTATTTAATTCTTTGAAAAATGGTTTTATTTTTTCAAAATTCCCCGGTTCTTTTTCCCACTGTTTATTAAGTTTACTGCTTGGATCAGTATAAATATCTTTTTTACCTAAATCACTTAATAATTTATTAAAACCATCTTTTTTAGCTTTTCCGAACTTAGGTATATTTTTTACTATATCAGCCACATTAATAAAGAAACTAGCTCTAGCTTGTTTTGGCTTACCTTTCTTAAGGTTAGGTATTAATTCTTTTTCTTCTACTTTAATACTGTTAGGAGTTTCTTTTTTACCTTTTTTCCCACGTGTTGTAAAAGCACCAATTCCTTCTTGTTCCCAAGTTCCAGATAAAATAATTCCAAGATTTTCTTTTTTACTTTTTAATGGTATTTTATTACCATTTTTATCAAGTATATATCCATCAACTACAGCATCTGCGAATGTCTTAGCACCATCTCTACCTGTATTAATATCTTCTACAGAACTTTTATCAAACTTACCATCAACTTCTGCTAGCACACTAACGATTTCACGAGAACTAGGGTCTTCTGTTATATTAACTAAGTAATTAGAAACATAATCATCTATGTTTTTTTCTAACCTTCTATATTCTATTTGATTGTTTATAGAAAAAGCTGTTTCTTTATTATATTCATTTATTATCTTAGTTAATTCCTTAGGTTTTATTGTTTCAAATCCTGCTTTCTCCAAATGTTTTCTAAATACTTGTTTTATAGCAGGTGTACCACGCTCATCTTCTGTTGTGTGTTGAGCATATTTTCTTATATCATCTTTAAAATCTTTAGATTTAAATATATTTATTATTTTTTTATAATCTCCTTGTTCAGCTTCAGTACCTATAGATTTTGCTGCAGCTGTTTTAGAAAATACTAAACCAACAGGTCTTTGAACAGTTCTTGCCATTGTTTGTACAGCTGTTTCACCTTTTGCTACACCTATATTTAAACCACCATCTTCGCGTGTTCTTATTACTTCAGGATCACCCATAACCATGTTAACAGCATCATCAGCTAATTCTATAGATAATGCTTGACCTAATGATTCCTTTCTACCTCTTGGTGTAAAATATTCTACCCACGCATCTGAATCAATATTATTTTTAATAAATAAAGCATTACCAGCGTTTATATCTTTAACGTTTAAAGATACTTTAGATCCCGGTCTCCCCATTCTCTTTATTACTTTTTTTATTAAATCATCAAATCTAACATTAATAACATCTTGAGATAATTTACCCCAAATTCCAGGTTGTTTTTTTCTTAACCACGCTTGATAATCTACTAGCTTTTTAGGTATTACACCTTCTTCTATTAATATTTTTCTTATTTCTTTTTGGAAAAGATTATGTAAATCTTTTCGTAAATTAGGATTAGCAAAATCTAATTTAACTTTTACCTTTGTTTTTTTACCTTTAACAGATTTTTCTTTTGTAAGATATTTTCTAGTAATTATATCTTTTACTTTAGCAACTATTCTTTTATATGGTTTACTATCTTTTTGAATCTCAAAAACATCACCTCTAAGATTTATAAATTCTTTATCTTTTTTAGTTCCTTCTTGGTCCACTGTACCTCCAGTATCAGTTGTATGATCAAGACGTTTTGCGATGTGTTCTTCTACACCTAAATCTGTTGCTGATGTATTACCTCTTTGATATAACATTTGTGTTAACCATTGATCAACAGTTAAACCACCTAATTTTTCTGTTTTATATTCACTAGACATTAAGGTTGCAGCTTTTGTTACAAGATCATCTTTAAATTTATTCCTTGCTACCATTCTATCATCATCAATAACTCGTGTTGCATCAATTGCAATAGGATCAAACAATTTTTTTGTTAGCGCTTCTACAATACCACCAATTTCTTCTCCAAATTCACTTTGATGAAGTGGTACTTTATCCATGTCAACCATCCTACCATCTTTGGTATTCATTAACGTGGAATTTACCATTCTATTTGCATCACCATTAAACTTATCTAGTTGACCAGCTATATTAGATGACTTAACAACACCACCTTCTTCATCTCTAATTTGCTTAACACCTTCTAAACTACCAGTAAAAGCTTTTGTAAGTTTACCTTCTCTATCTGACTTACTATACTCAACCATAAAGTTCTTTAAACCGTCAACAGTATCAAAATCAATATCAGATTTAGGCATAGCCATTTTAAAAGCTTTTCTAAAAAAGTTTTTTACACCTGAGAAGTTTTCTTCTATGTTTATTTTACCTTCAGCAACACCTTCACCAAACATTGCAAGGTATTCATCAGGGTTTTGATTCAAATATTCTTCCGTATATGTTTTTTTGTCACCATCTAATCTACCCTGTACGTAACCATCTTTGTCGTATTTACTAACCATTTCAGTTATGGTTTCTTTTTTAATTTTACCAGCTTTTATTAAAGCTTTTGTTATTGGATGTAAAAATTCATGTTGTGCTGTTGTGATATTACCTTTGGAATTTGCTAGTTCAGAATTAACATACATTTTGTTTGTAACAGGATCAAAAAATCCTTCACTATCTGAAACATTTTCTTTACCAAATTTCTTCTCTAATTCCTTTTGAGTTAAACTACCATCTATTTCTAAATCTTCAGTGAAACCCAGATCTTTTAATTCTTGTACTCCTTTTTCAACAAATGAAACACCTTGTTTATTTTGTATTTCACTGTTTATTTTTTCAATATCTTTTTTTAACTTCGCGTGTTCTGATTCATCTGTATTTTCATCATTAAGATCGGCTTGTTTCTGATCACGTTTATACATTAAATTAAGTATATCATGTTTAACGTCTGCGTCTAAATGACCTTTTATTTTTAACGATTTACCATATAGACCTTGCATATAATCTGTTTCTCTATCATATGTTTCTTGATCTATTTCATTATTTTTTAATTTTCTATCGAGTTCTTTCTTTACACCATTAAAATACTCTTCAGCTCTAGCTGGGTTATTTTTCATATCAAATTTAGATGAAAACATTCGAGCCGCTGTTCTCATTTCAACTACACTTTGTTTAACTATACCACCTAAACCTGGAAATAAACCACCAACTAAAGCACCAGCTGCACCAGCTTCAAAAACTTGTGCACTGTCAATATATTCATTATTTATAAATGCATTTTTAGCAGATTTATCATTGATAGTTTCATCAGAAAAATAATCCATGACACCAACAATAAATTCTTGTGAAACCTCCGTACTACCTTCAAAGAAACTAGATAGTGATACATCTTTAGCTCTACCACCTAAACCTTGAGCAAATTTATTTAAATGACCTTTAAGTAATGATCCATACACATTAGAACTTGCTGATTTACCTAAGCCAAGGGCTTTTATTGTTTTACCAGCAACTCTAGTTGCACCTATTCTTTCTAAACCAGCCATAACTACTGCACCAGCACCAACTAACCATTCATCTATTTGTTCTTTATTACCTTTAGCGAAATCAATATAATCTTGTGCTGTTAAAGCAGATTCATCTTTACCTAAAGCTTTAGACATTTGCTTTGCTAATATACCTTGTCTAGAACTACCATAACTTTGAGCAGCCATTAATGGTACACCAACATAAGGTATTAAAGCAACTCCCATATAAGGAGCTACAGAACCAATGGTACCTAATATATCATCTAGACCAACTTCACCTTGAGTTATAGAATATGTATTAAACAAAGCTTGTTTATCTTGTTTCTTCATATACCGATCTAATCTTTTCTCGTATATGTCTGTATGTTTTTTAACATTCTCTTCCTCTTGTTTTATGAGTTCATTTAAAGTACCTTTCTTTGTTTTAACCCTTGTATGAAAACCTCCAGGTCCCGGGGTTACTTGGAATGATTCTACACCTGTTATATATTTACGTTCTTCGTCACCACGATCGGGATTTGCTTTTAATTGTTGGTTTAATGTATTAAGTCTTTTTTGAGCATTAGTAAGATCTTTTTCTTCTTCTTGTAAACCTATACCTCTATAACCTTGCATCATACCCGTTAAACCTATATCAATACCTTCTATTAAATCGCCTAAATAACCGGTTTTATCATAAAATTTAAATAAATCACTTCTATTTCTTTTGATTTTTCTATTTAATTTATCAAAATATCCATTTGCTACACCTTGATATTTTTGTAATCTAGCTTGCACTTCTGGATCTGCATAAAAGTCTTTTTGTAGTTCACCAACTTTATCTTTAAATTCTTTTTGTAATGCGTTATATAATTTCTCATTACCTTTAGGTGATGTCCCAAATAATGGTTTGTATTTATCGAGTAATTGTTGTTGAATTTTTTCTACTTGAGGTTCTAAAGTAGCATTAAAAGTTTCGGATTTTCTTTTAATTATAGGATCTTTTGAAACGAAATCGTTCTGTATAGTATCGTATATAGATTTATAAAGTTCATCGTCTGAAGCGTCTGAGTTGTCTCCATATAAATTATTCTGATAATCTATTACGTCTTTTTTATTTTTATCTTTTACGTCAATAACGTTACCGTCCTTATCTCTCTTTACTTTAAATTTTGCATCTAAATTTTTATTAACGTGTTTTTCAAAATCATTAAAAAAATCTGTTTCTTGTTGATAAGAAATAGTTTTTCCAGTATCTTTTTTACCAAACGTACCACCACCAGAATGTTTACCGCTGGGTGTAAATGTCGTGTCAGCACCAGGTACGTGTTCTATGAAAGTACCTTTTTTATATTGAGATATTTCGGGTGCGGGAACTAACAGATCAACATACCTTTCTCTAGATTCTTTAGTACCACCAACGTTTTCATACTTACCAGTACCGTTTATATAATTCTTCCTATTCTCCTCATATAACGCATTTGATTTATCAAACTCCGTTGAACCAGCCTCTATTTTAAAGGCTTCGCTTGTTTCCCCTTGCTCTGATACATCAGTTGTATCATCGCTTGGGATACTTTTTGCCTTCTCCGCTTTATCATATTCTTTTAATTTAGCATGTATTTCTTCTCTGCTAAAACCTTGATCCACGAGAGATTTTATAAACTTGTCTCTTTCGCCCATGTTTTATTTATTTATAAATCCATTAATTTTTTGATCGTCGATAAAATCTTGGTTGTTAGCTACCCATCCAGCTATTTGTGGACTATAAGTAGTGTTGCCAGGTGTATCTGTCCAATAACTTTCATTTTGTAATATTAAGTTCATTAGTTGCAATTTACCGTAAGGTGCGCCTTTAACAGTGTTTCCAAGTGTATCCTTTGTCATCTCAGCTCTTTCATCTATAAATTTAAGCCATTTTTCGTATTTTGGATCAGCTAATTTGTCTATACCATTTGGATCATTTATAAACTGTTGTGTCATATTTCTATCAAATCCTTCACTAGCAAATTCTCTAGTATACTTAGATGATGTTCCAGCTTCAGGAGATATTGCTGAATAAAAGTTTCTCATATCTTCTGGATCATATATGTTAAAACTATCAGTTAGTTTCTCAAAATCAATTTTTTCTTTTACACCAGTTTTTACACCATTTTCATAAACATCTTCAGTCGCACTACCTTTTTCAAAACCAAATTTCATATTACCCTTAGAATCAATTTCAAAATCGCTAATAGCAACAGAAGTGCCACCATATTTTAATGTGGATCCGGTAAATGATTCCCTAAGTTCCTTTATTTGATTAAGTGTTCCAGGATCTAACATGTTTTGATTTTCTAAAGCAAACCCTAATAATCCACCTTTGTATTCTCCGGGTATTTTACTAGGATCTTTACCAAGACCAACTTTATCCATTAGTCCTGAAATATCACTCATAGATTGTTGAACTGCATTTATTGATGTGAAAGCTTCGCCAGCTTGCTGTGGAGAGTATGTATCAATTTCAGGTGGTGTATCACCACTACCACCACCACTACCACTACCTGTACCAGAAGCTGGTACTTTTTCTGGTTCTATATATTTACTTTCTAATCCTCGTGCTTCTGCTTCATTAATTAAATATCTTCTAGTTAATCTATCTTTTGCTGCATCAACTGTTAATAAAGCACCTTTCATTTGAGCATCAGTGATACCCATTTTTTTCAATAAATATTGTTGTTCTCCAATTTCATTTTTAGGTAAGTCCATTATCATTGCAAAATAATCTGCTGTATCTGGATCATTTAAAAGATTTGTTATAACACTTGAATCTAATTGACCAGTTGAGGCATCGCCTTTTATTTCACTAAATTCTGCTAATCTTATTTTATCATTAAAATTTACATGATTATTAAATATATCATCTAAAGTATTTGTTTCATCAGGATTGTTTTCGTTTTTAGAACTAAGTTCTTCTATCATTTCATCAACAACACCTTCTGCGTCTGTACTTCCATGGTATGCTACACCTCTTACACTACCATCTGTATTTGTTCTCGTTCCAGGATAAGCTTTACCATCCGCATTTCTTTCGTTAAGTCTACCTTCTGATGTTTTTACAATTTTATCAACAAGTGCGTCTTTATCTGCATCTATTGCTACTCTATCTTCCTTTGTATTTTCACCCATCAGTTGACTTAATTCTGTAGCTGAAAATTTTCTTTTCTTGGGAAAATGTGGATTAGGTTTCATTTCACCAGGATTATTAGGATCTGGAATTTCCTTTGGTTCATTTTCTCTATATCTTGGATTATCAATTTCTATACTAAAGTCAAATTCTTGACCATCTCCTCCTTTTACATGATTAAAACTAATATTACTTTGATTAGCTGTCATAGCTTGTTGAAGCGCGTTTATTTCTCTATATGAATTAGAACCATTATTAAGTTCGTCATTAGGATTTAAATCATTTTTAAGTATCATGTCTGATATACCACTTAAAGTTTGTGCTTTAGCATTAAAATTAGCAATTCCTTTATCTATATCTAATTTAGTATATTTTTTTTGTTTTATCTTTTGACCAAAAATACCAGGTTTATCTAAACCTTCAACTTCTAAACCTTGTTTAACATAATCTTGAACTGTTTGTTCGAGTTGTTCTTGAACTTTCTCACTTAACTCTTCCATGTTTCCAAAACCTTCCCTCATTTTATCTGCTTGAGCAAATAAATCTTTTTCGTATAGTTCTCTTTGTTCTATTTTTTTATCAAAATAATTTGTAGCATTTTTATACTGTGTGTCAAACGCACTAGTAAAAGCTCTGTTAAAGCTAGTGTAATCTACAGGTTTGTAAAATCTTGGGTTTCTATAACTCATGTTGTATTCTTTTAAATGTTACGTCTAATTTAGAATAATCTACTTGATCATATCCATTGTCATCTTTAACAACAGCATGTTGTGGTATTTCATCTGACATTACACCTTGAAATAATCCTTTACCTAACGCTTTGTTTATATATTCAAATATATATATTTTCAAACCACTAGGCGAATATCCTATTAATTTAATATTTTTCTTTAATCTACGATCCGATTCTTTCTCCAGTGAATATTTTTGTTTTAATGCTGCGGAACCTGCTATACCACCTCCAAGAGCACCAGCAGCACCTCCCATTGCTTGTCCAAATCCAGCAGCAGCTTGTCCTTGTAATGCGTTTGCTTGAGCTCTAGATTGTTCGATTTGACCAAAAACGTTTTCAATTTTTCCTTGCTGTCTTGTTTCTAAAGATTGAAACTCAAACATAGCACCTCTTTGTCTACTTAAATCTACTCTACCACCTTCAGCTAATCTAGCTTGTTGTGCTTGTTGAGCGCCTTGTGCTCTTAACCTAGCATTTTGTGCTTCTTGTGTTTCAATTGTAGCAGCAATACCTTTTTTACTTCTAAGCGCAGCTTGTGCTAAAGCAGTTGCTCCACCAGCTCCAGCTCCAGTAGCTCTTAATGTATCTAATGTACCTGCTAATGATATATCAGCTTCTTCGGCTTGCATTTCTGCAGCACCTGTAGCAACTTGTAAGTTACTAAATTGATTCTGTATCATACCAGATCTATCGACCATTCTATCTGAAGGATCTATAATATCTTGTCTATTCGCTTCCAAGTTTCTAAGTTGACCCTCTAGTTTTTTTGTTCTAGCTCTTGCTTTTTTTGCGGCTCTACTTGCACTAATACCTTGGATTATTCCTCCAATTGCTTGCATTCCCGCTTGTGCTACTTGTCCCCACATATTTTTATTAATTTATTTTGATGATATATTTATTTCGTTCGAAACAGCAAATAATTCTGCTTTCGTTTCGTCAACAACTTCTGTTGGCTCCCAATACTGTAATTCAAATACCGCATGATACCCTTTTATACCAGAAGTTTGGTTTAAAGTATTTCTATTAAATGATGCATCATAATATGATGTATCATAAGGTATACTTTTTCGTAATTCTTTATAATACTTACTTTCTTTTAATTCAAAACCAACATTTATTGGTATATTATTCTCGTCTACTATAGTTACACCCTTTTTAGGTATGTTAAATGCTTGTTCTACTAGACTTGGATCAGATACAGTTACTGTATCACCAGTAGCGTTTACAATCGTACCCGCTTTACTAACGTTTTCAGCAACGCCTGATTCCATTGACCAACCTGGAGAACCTTCATAATTTATAGTATGAAATGTTTTAATAGAACTAGGACTGTCATTCATAACTAATTTTAAATAAGAAGGATCTTTAAATGTCGCTCCATAAAACTGCATATATTTAGAACTTGATGTGTAATGTTCATATAAGCTTTGACTGTTAAAAGTAAAAAATCTATTAGATAAACTTGTACCAAAAGTTGGTTTATAAGAATATAAAGATACCCAACCTTTAACTCTTTCTCCAAATCCTATTGTTATAAATTCAGTATTATCAGTTGTAATAACAGGTGACGCGGCTCTTACTTTTTTCCCTTCGTTTATGCTGCTACCTTGAAGAGATAATATATAATGATCATTAACTTCATCATACATTCCATATGCTTTATCAGCTAATTTTAAATTATCTCTAAAAAAATCTTTCATTCCATACATGGATATAGGTGTGACACCATCTCTTGTTAATCTCAATACAACAGCTCTATTTTTATCTGTAAAATATTTTCTTCCACCATGAATAGCAAAACTTTCAGGATTTGTACTTATACCATATTTACCTAAGTAAGGTACAACTTGTCCTATTACTTTTGATCCACTAACAGTTAAATTACCTCCTTCTGCAGTAAAAATAGCATCTTTATCTATAAGAGCTCTACTAACTTTATTTTCTTGAAATATATTTAAATTAGTATCTTCAGCATATAGTTTTTGTATACTACCATGTGCTAAATCAACTGCTCTAGTAATAGCACTTCCTATAGGAAATTTATTTGTACCGTTAAATTTTGTTTTTGAATTATAAATACCAGAATACATCATAGCATTACCTCTTCTTCTTGTGGTATAATTTTCATCAGTAGCATAAGCTCTAGCTCCATAATCAGTTGATGTTTCATTATATCCACCTTTTATTCTAGATTCTTCAACATGCCATTTACCGACAGCACTACCTCCAGCTAAAACAAAGCAATTATAATAACTTATTCCTATTTTAGTACTCATTTTACAAAATCTTTTATTTTTATATACTTATTTTTATTTGTTATATTTTTTTTTAATATATCGTGATTTTTTATATCATTTTCAGTATAATCTTTTCTATATAAATTATCACCTATATGTTCTCCGCCCCAATCCCATGTTTTAATTAATTTGTTATTTTTAAATATATCTAATTTTTTATAATTTTTTATATGAAAAAAATCATAAGAATCAACATTACTTTTATATCTTATATCTACAAATAATTTATATTTTATTCCTATTAATCTAGCTAAAGAAAGTATATAGTTTAATTCTTTATTTATTTGTCCTGTTATAACAACATCTAAATCTTTAGTTTTTTCTTTATTTATAAAACCACCAACTATGTAGTATTCATAATTATGAATATTAAAAGAACTAAAATCTTCCCACCAATCTAAAACTTGTTTTTTATCTACGAATTTATTCCAGTTTTTATAAAAACTTATACCGTTATCGTATTTAAATAGTTTAGTAGTCACGATCATCACATTCACCAGTTTCAACTAAATCCACTATTCCATTATTACTTCCACCTGAACCATCTATTGGCCATGAGTTTCCTACTTTAGCGCTATAATCTCCAGAAGCAATATCCCAATTATAACAACCATTACTTGCTACACTTGATAAACCTGAATTAGTATATAGTATATTACCAGGTACAAGAACAAGATATCCCTCTGAAACCGTTGGTGCAGAAGCACCAGTGCCTTGTACCGCCCAATATTGTGATGCAACTTCTGCGCAATAATCTGGATCAGAATTGTAATGACCAAGATCGTCTACATCAGTTGAACCTTCAGGGTAAGCACAAGCATTGTATACTAAATTTCCTGTTTCTGATGGTGAACTTTCAGAAATTAATACAGGTAAAGTATCTGTTAATAAAGCACTAGAATCCGTATTATCCGTTAATGTTAAGGTACATGTTCTTTGTGTTGACGTTAAATCAAAAAATGCATCAGCTGCTGCGGCCCATGAAGAAGTTGTTTTCAATTGAACGTTATTATCATCTATTGCAATTGTAAAGTAAGAATTAGCAGTTGTATAACTACTAAAGTTAAAAGCAATAGATAGATTATCTAATTCACCAGCAGTTTTACTAGCACCATTACTTATATCTGGATCTTCAAAAGCAAGTTGGTCAGCTGCTGCTGATGCAGCAACTTCTGCTGTTTGTATAGAAGCAAAACTAAATGTTGGAGCAGCATTTGTTTTTTTACATAACACCTCATGTGTTGTTGAACCAACACTGTCAGTAGCAATAATTCTTAATGTTATATTATCAGCTACTGTATTTTTAAAAGCATAGGTATCATTTGTTAATATAGGTACTGCGTTATTATAACCAACACCACCAACCTCTTCAACTGATCCTAATGTAAATCCATGTGTACCACCTGTTTCATCTGTACCATAACCATTTTCAATAGCAAATGATATATGTCCAGAGGATAAAGTAGCATCTCTTACAGCTTTAAAAGTACCAACCGTTTGTTGAGTTAAACCACTTGCTGTTGCTGCTTCTGTAAATTCTTCAACTGTCTCTCCACTCGCCCATACTCCACCAGTAGGTCCACCTGTTGCAGCGGCTTGCACCTGTGCATTTAAATCTTCTATTAAACCACTCGTTGCTGTTTCATAAAATATATCTATTTTTGATTCAAAAGGTTCTGTTTCAAAAACAGACAATCCTTCATAATATTTACTAAATAATACCATATCACCAGCAACAAATGTTTGCTCACTTGTTATCGTTACTGTATCATCAGGTGATGTAGCAGTGTAATCTGTAACTTTTACTACTTTTCCCTCTTCACCAACAAATTTTAAACTACTGTGGTTTATAGTATAATCATTAAAGAAATCATTAGCATAAGTTGTAGCATCAGTATTATCGGGATCTTGATCGTTATCTAAAACAAATGTGTTAGCATCAGTTGTAGCAGTTTTAATATAACCAGTTTCTAACAAACTATTACCATCAGCCGTGGCACCATATATTTTCATATTAGGTAGTTCTGCTATTAAAGGATTTTTATCTTTACCATATATAAAATTATATACACTAAAACCACCTGTACCAGAAACATTATCATCACCAGATATAAACATGTTCTGTTCAAAAGCATCTCCTAGTGATATTACATCTGTTAAATAATGTACTTGATTGTTCATTGCTGATTCACCCGCAGCTGCAAATACTACTTTGGGATATAATTCAACATCTGAACCCATAATACCAGGTCGATTAACATCTTGATCATTAATAGCTCTTGGTACTTTATTTATATTGTCTCCATATAAACTTAACCAACTTTTACCAGAATATGTAGTATCAGCTAAACTATCTATATTATTCCAACCATCAAAAGGGTGCGAACAATATACATTGTAATAATCTTGTTGTGTTTGTTGTACTACTATTCTATAAGAATACCAACCATGTGGATTATAATCTGCACCAAAAGTACCATTATATATTGTGTTATCACCTGTAGAGTTTTTAATTACTCCTTCTGTATCTTTAAAATCTATTACTAATTCTCTACCATAAGCAGCTCTTTCATTCGACCAACTATAAGCACCACCGAAATCATCTGAAAGATCACCAGTGATTGGTGCTATATTATGTGTATCTAAATCCGAATCACTAGACGGCACGTGGGATGTTAATATTACTGGAGATTGTCTACCAAATTTATCTGCAAATACAATACCTACTTGATAATTTCTTCTTTGTTTTGTAGAATGATAAGGATATGATTCAGCTAAATATTGTAGTTTACCATTTGCCGCAAAAGCGCCACTATGCCATTCGTTATCACCTTTTGGAGCATCTGATATAACAAAATTCATACCTTTTCTACCACTATAATCTAATGGATAAGGGTAGTTTTCTACATAATTACCAAAAATAACTCTATTACTACTTATTTCTAACGATTTAGCTAATAAAGGTACTTGATCAAAAACCCTCATTATTTCATCTTCAGGAAGTGTTCTATATGGTTTTTCAGATCTATAAGTATAACTATATACTTGTCTATAAAATGTACTACTAGTTGCTGTTGGCTTTATAGTATATACTTCTACGTTTGAATTAAAAGCAGATAAAACATTACCAGCATCATTTGTTACTGGTATATCTTTTACTAATTTAAAACTTAAACCATCTGATTCTTTTAATAATATTTCAATATTTGTTATATTATATGGATTTGCATATGCACTACTAAAATCATCTGATGTATGTCCTCGTTCATTAATATTCGGTATAGGTATTCTTAATACAGCTTTATTAATAGCGTTCTGCATTATATCAACAGTTGTTTTTCTATATACCTCGTGTTTACTTATTGAAACAGTGGGTTCATTACTTACAGCATTATTGCTATCATCAGTATTACTAATAATACCGGTATTTAATGGTTTAAAAATAGTTCCTGTAAAAGGTGCTATTATTGAATACTCACCATCTTCATATTTATATCTATATGAAAATCTTACGAATTTATCTTGTAAATAATCTGATCCAATAGTAGTTGTTGCTACTGTTGATAAACCACTAACGCCAGAATTATTAGCTAATCTTATAGTTTCATATGGAGCATATTTAGCAACACTTATTTGGTCTTCATATTGATAATGTGTGCTACTAGCAATTGCTCTAGTTATATTAATTTTTCTTGGTTGATTGTAATCATCTGTCCAAAAAAGTAAATCATCTATAAGTTGAACACCTGTTATTAAGTGATTTTTACTAAAATTTAACCAAGCTCCTTGTACTAATGTACTAAAAGAATTACCACCAGACATGTCCATCATAACTATAGCACAATCATCTGTAGAACTTCCACTATAACTACTCGTACCAGCTCCTCTTGCTCTTGTTATTTTTCTTATATTATCTGAAAAGTCAACTAAACCAGCAAAATTACTTATAAAATATATTAAACGTTTATTTTTTATATCAGTATATTCACCAATAACTTCTGGAGTACCAGCAATAGCTGGACTTAAAGCTTGACTTATTAATTCATTACCCTTAACGGTTTCAATAGCACCACTATCACTATCATCTGATTCAGAGATTTTAATATTTTGAGCTTCTCTATATTCACCATCTTGTATAAGTCTCTCATCGAGATCTTGATTCATCTTGCCTTTTATAAAGGTCCTTTTTATTTCTGCCATTTAATTAACGTTTAATAATTTTGGCCTTACCGGTCATTACTTGAGTTAGTTCTTGTAGTTTTATACTAGATAATCTTAATTTAGCATTACGCATTGCAGCTCTTCTTTCTTTCTTTGCTCTCATTATTTGAAATTCAGGTATATTTAATGTTGTAGATAATATAGCATGATATATGTATTTATATATAGCATCTTCAGCAAATTTATGTATTCTCATTTCGCCATCTTGTGCTAATCCATCTGATACATATTTTAGAGTAATAATTCTATCTGCCATAGAACTATCAAAACCAAATTGACCATTTACTTCATCTATTATAAATACACCATTGTAGTTTGTAGTTTCAGGATTTAGTCCAATTCTTGAAGAAGATGTTTGTAAATTATTTGCAATATAATGTGAAAATAAATAATAATCATCTTTATTAGATTTTCCAGAAAACTTATCTAATACAAATTCATTTGTAAATCTATCTTCTGTTACACTTGGAGTCATTTGTAATACTCCACCATCTTCATCAAATAAATAATTATCATCACTGTCTTGTGCTATCGATTCAGAAGGTCGTGATGTATATCTAGCGGGGAAAATAGGATGTTCTACACCTGCTGTATCAACCCAAGACAATCTAACGTAATGAACGTAATCTTGTGGCATTGGAATTGTTAAACTAGGTGGTACTGATATTTCTTGTATTTTTTCTATTCTAGCGACATCATAAGCAAATTCTTGAATACCTCTTTTTGCTTGAAATAATATTTCACTCTTATTAATATTATTTAACACTTTACCATTACCAGTATAACCATACATAAAATTAGTTACTATATCTGTTAAATTTATATATCTATAATCCCCTAATGATCTATCTATAAAATCAATTAAAACAACATCACCAAGAATTGGTAAACCAGATGTAAAATTTATAGTATCTGTTGTTGTAGCTTTAGGAAATGTATATGTACTTTGATTTACCTCTGTACCGTTTACATAAACTATAAAAGCATCTTCATTAGCTGGTAAATTAGATACTGTAAGTTGAAAATCACCACTACTAGCTTGAGCAGCTGTAGTTGTAAACCTTTGACTACTGTTGTAATATTGTTCTGCTGTTGTTGTTCCTAATAATCCCATAATTTTTTATTGTTGTGCTTTTGACATTGCTCCTGCTTGACTTAACTGTGTTGCAGCTTGTAATATGCTAGGATCTTTAATTACAAATCCTGCATAACCTAATATACTTATTATTAATTCTGTTTCATTTGATTCATGTAATGTAAAATCTGTAGAACCTCTAGTACTACTACTATATAAATCTGATGCTCTTAATGTTAATATAGCATCATTTGCTCCCATCCAAACTAACGTTGCTGGTATTGTTATAGTATCTCCTACAGCAAATCCAGTTCCTGCGGCTGTAACATTTACTGCTGTTATTGTAGATCCACTAACTGTTACTGTGAATACTAAACCTGTTCCACTACCACTTGTTACCACACTATCTGATCCAAGAGTTAATGTGAATGTACCATCCGTTAAACCAACTGTTTGGTTAGTTGATACTATACCTGTTCCTCTTGATCCTAATACTGCACCAGTAGCAACAAATAAATTTGTATCATAAACTTGTGTTCCATAAGTAGCGTTAGTTGTATATCCCCATCTAGGATTAGCGGGTACTTGAATATATTGCATTCTTAAAGCGCCTAAAGTCCAGGCCGCATCTGTTAATGCTGGTTCAACGACAATATCAGCTGCACGTTGATAGTATACTGGGAAAGTTGTTGTGGGTTTTGTTAAAGGTGAGGATTTTAAATAAGATAATCTACGTTTATTTACTTTTTCTACTTCAACTGTTTGATTAGTAATAGTAACGTCAAGTATTTTATATAGATCTGTTGGAAGAGTTCCAACGCCATCTGTTAATGTTATGTCTGCGTATGTGTAAAATTCATCTAATTGTTCTTGTATTTTACTAGGTATATCTGCTAAACCTTCATTGATACGATTAAAATTATCTAAATTTAAAAACTTATTGTAATCATAAAATAGTTTGTCTAATATCTCTCTTTGTGATTGTGCAGCTAGATTATTATATTCTGCAGGAGTTAAATAACCTCGTTGTTCTTTATTGAGTATAGATAAAACAGTTTTATATACTTTGTTGATATTAATCGCCATAATTTCTTTTTATTTATAGTAAGTAGTCACCTCACAGAGATGACTACCTCTATAAAGTGTTTTTATTTTAGTCTTTTCTCGACTACTTGATAAACTTCAATACCATCATCTGTTTTAAACCATGCAGCTAATGCTGAATATGGATTTTCATCAAATGGAACAGTAAATAATTTTCTACTATTTGAAGCCCATGTAAATGTTCTATTGTCACTAGAGAGTTTTATAATACCTTGCTCAACAGATTTTATACCCATATTTCTAATGTTTATATTTTCATCAGAAACAAGTTCTAAAAACAATTCTGCATTTTTCTGTGCAAATATCATTACATCTCGTTTAAGTTCCTTAGAAGTCATCTTAGATACCTTATCGCCAAGTTCTGTTCTCATAACAGCTTCAGCTTTATCAATATCTAAATTTTTAGCAATGTTCATAGCTTCTAATTGAAGTTCTAATATATCAATATCAGATGCAGCAACTTTTTCTGCGTTAAATTCAATATATGTTTTATTAGCTTCTGGATGATATATAGATAAGAACTTTTGTAACATTACTTGTTCTTTTTCTACATATAATTTCCCATTTCTAAAAATTATATGTCCAAGTCTTTGAGGACCTTTCATTTCATCAACAAAAACTGTTTGTTGATTTCTACAATATTTTATTTCTCTCTCATATCCCTTCTCTTCATCAAAATAAAATAATGCTCTTGATTTCATTATATAAACTGGTGGTACTATTTGTAATTGCAGTTCATACAATCTATCTTTAATTATCCAACCATCACTAGTTGGTGTGGTTTTAACCACTTCTTTTTTTACTTGTGGTTCTTTAACCACTTTTACTTGTGGTTCTTTAACCACTTCTTTTTTTGTGTTTTTCATGATATAATATAATATAAATAATTAAAAAATTTAAAGGTGATGGGTGCCGAAGCACCCGTCATCTTTAATAATAAATGTTACTTAAGTATTACGAAGTTATTCGCAGCTTGAGTAACAAGACATCTTTCTGATAAATAATGAATTTCCATCTTATCAACACTAGAGTTGGTAGCACCAACAGATCCAGTGACCCAAGATTTTAATTTTCTATCATCAGCTTGTCCAGCTCTATATCTAACGTGTAGGAATGGTCTCCTTACATTAGAACCTACTTGCTGATCATATACTGAAGAAGTACCTGCAGGAATTAAACATCCCTTGACACCTCCAACTAATCCTCTTGTAGAAGAATCGTTTAAGTATTTCCAATCAGTTTTGTAGAAATCATAAGAACCTCTTCTAAATCCAGAAAATCCTAAATTTAGCGCCATATCCTTACTATTTTCAAATACACCCCAAGAAGTTCCCGAGTCGTGACCCGCGTTAACTTGACCTAGCATGTCGTCAAAAATTAAGTTAGCATTTCTATTTAAATAAAGCATGTTCTCTTCAATAGCACCTTGCTTATCTAGTTCAGCTAATAATAAATCGAAATCCGCTAAAGCGTCAGCCGCATTATCAACTAAGTTAGTAGCTATAATACCTCTTGCTTCAATTGCAGCAAATAAACCATCAGATCCTTCAGGAGCTTCAAGTCCATTAGCTGTAGTCATACCAGAGAATACATTACTACCAGAAGCTTTTTCAGCTTCAACCATTGCCATTTCCATATAATCATTAAATCTTGTTTTAGTGTCGCCAGACGATTTTAGATACCATAAGTATCCACCTTGTCCACCTTCACCGTCAACTTCGATCCAACCGATCTGAGCAGTGTCAGAACCATTAATTTCAAAGTGATCTTTAAGGATTATAGGTCTATTAGTGAAAGTAGAGAAATTGGCTTCAACTGAAGCTTGCATTGTGTCTTGACCTTTCGCAAATTCAGAACCATAAACAAAGAATGATATAACTTGATTATCAGCTGTGCCGATAGTTGCAGATATATCATCTACATTTTGTCCTGTATAAGGTCTAATAGTTAATTCTGCAGTTCCAGCGCTTGCGCCACCTGCTGCACTACCGTCAATACCCGCTGTACATATTGCTTTAAACACAACTCCCGCGACAGTACAAACTAATGTAGCGCCTCTTCTGACAGCATGTGCTTCTGAAGCATCTGTGTCAATGTTAGTAATTGTGTCAATAACACCAGTAACTGGGTTAATTTGACCGTTATATGCTAAGTGTAATCTACCTTGTTCAGACCAAATAACTTGATCAGATTGTAAAGGTAATTCAGCACTAAGCATAGATAAAAATCCAGATAAGGTTCTATTACCATATCTGTCAACTTCCTTTTCATATAATTCAGGAAGATACTGTTGGGCCCATCCATTATTCTGGATATCAAGATAGTTGCTCGCAAGTGTCATTTGAGACACTGCTGGGCTAACTACCGATCCTGATGCAGGACCCGAAAAACTTACCGTTGCCATAATTTTTGTAATTTTTAATTGTTAAACTTGTTTTAGTAATTTTTAAGTCGAAATTTATTACTAGAACTAGTATCGCCGCTTATAACCCTCACTTTTTGTCCACCAGCATCAACCATACCATCAGCAGTTTTTCTTCCGTCCACATTTATATTTTTTGCTTCAGAAGTTATTTGCTTAATGGCATCGGCTTTACCTTGGTCATAAAAATGACTAGCTATAGCGTCAGCGTTTCTCGCAGCAAACAAAGATTTATGATAGCCTTTTGCATCTTGTAGTAAATTATCTTTACTAATGTATTTGCTAAAAACATTTAGCACATCTGCTTGGGCTTTTCTTGCTTCCTGCACATCTTTAACGTTGTAACGATATTTTTTGTCTCCAACTTCAAAATCAAAACCTTTGAATTTTTCATTAAAAACCTTGTTAGTTTCTTTGTTAAAATGTAATTGTTGTTTTGCGGTTTGTTCTGTAACCTGCTCTTGCTTTTTAGTTTCACGGTTGAAAAATTCTATAGCCTTTTGTTGATCTTTAGATAACTTCGAACCTAACTTAAGTTCTTGGTAATATTTACTCTTCAGAGTTTCCAAATGGTTTTTAGCTTGTGCAACTGCTTCTTTATAAGCAAGTTTTTTTCGCTTAACGTCCCTTGGTTCATCAACTTCTTCGTCATACTTAAAGTTATCTTCTAACATGAAATTAACTTCTTCTGAAGAAAGATGAGGTTTTGTTGACTTGTAGTACTCTCGCAAGAGTGCTTCGCTATCAACATTTGAATAATCCGCGTTGAGGCGAACGTAATCCTCAACCGTTCCACCAGTCTCATTCATAAACTCCACGAGTTTTTCAATGTTTTCCGGTAGATCCATTCCTGGAGCTTTTTCTTCAATATTTTCTTCTAATTGTTCTGTTTCTTCAACAGAATCGTTAGTTGTTTCTTCTTCAACTTCATCTGTTACTTCTTGTAACACTGAAGTATTTTCAACTTCTTTTTCCTGTTTTTCTTCCTTAACAGGACTTTCAGTTTTTACAGGTGGATCATTTACATCCTCCTTTGTTACTTCCACTTTTTCTTTAGTGGTTTCCTTTTCTACAGGTGGTTTTTTCAAATCCACCTTGAAAGTACCGTCTTCCTGGAAGCCAGTATCTTTTTTGGGTTCTTCAACAACTTTAGCTGAAATTTTCTCATCAGCTACTTGCTCAACAACCTCTTGTTGTTTTTCATTTGCCATAATATAATATTATAAAATTAGTTAATAAAAGTTTTATTTTTTAGCGTAATACGCTATAATTTGTCCAGCAGCACCTACATCAATTGATGTATATTTACCATAAATTGTACATCCAGCTGGTAAATCAAAATTTGTTGCATCTATTTGTACACCACCAGATCCTTCCGCTGTTGTTTCAGCGTCTGCAGCTAAATCACCAGCAGCATCTTGTGTATTAGCCCATCGTGTAGCTGTTTCTGCAACTAAACCACCTGAAGCAGCAAAATCTGTTGCAATTAAAGCTGTTATTGCCACAAATACACAATCGGTTGGAGGTACTATAGGATCACCACCAGCTATCTGAAATACAGATCCTGATATGTTACCTGGGAAAGTTTTCATTCTTTGTTCCATGATTTGTTATTGTTTTTAAATGTTAAATTATCTTGGTTCAAATTGTTCCAAGTCGAAACCACCTAAGTTATCCATACCTTTGGATTCAAAATTCTTAGCTGGTAAATCTTTTTTTCTTTGTTCAATCATCTCGCTTTGTTGAGATGCTTGTATTTTAGTACGATCATCTTTACGATCTTCTTTATACTTTTCCTTGTCATTACTAACTTTGCCTTGCGCGTCTTGTAACCTCATATTTAATTCAAATTCTTTTTCCATTAAATCAAATTTAATTTGAGCTTCTCTTTCCATTTTTTTAATATCAAATTCAAGTTGAGCTTGATTAATACTTATCTTACTCTCTGCTAAAGCTTGTTCCTTTTGCATTTCAGCTTCAGCTGCAGCTTGAGCTGCTTGAGCATTAGATTCAGATTGAGCTTGTATGTTTTGTTGTTGTAATTGTTGATCTAATTCAAATTTCTTTTTCTTTCTAATCTTTAAATATTGATTAGCAAGTTTTAAATTCTTTATTTCTCTAATATCAATAGCATCCTCAAGTAATATTTGCTCTTTTTGAAGAGCCATTTGAATATTATTCTCTAATAATTGTTTTTCTTCTTCATCTGGTGCTAATTCTAAAAATATACCAAAATCATGTAGATGTAATTGTTTAACTTCATTTAAAGTTCCTACATTAAATCTACCTAAAGAAAGTACAAATTGATTTCTAGTATTAGAATATTCTAAAACATCAGATATTCTTAAAGCTACAGCTTCTGCTGTCTTTAAAGATAAATAAATTCCAGCTTGTAACACATGTCTTGTTGCAGTATTAGAATTTGCAGCAGCAAGTTTTTGTAAACCTACTAAAGATTGTTTTTCTGGTAAACTACCATCTCTTGCTTCATTTAATCCGGTCACATCCCTTATCATTTGTAAATAATAATTATATGATTGTATTAAACTTTGTATTTTTCCTTGACTTCCGCTTGATTGTAACTCTTGGATTGGCATTTTTCCATTATTGAAATCACCATCTTGTGTCATTGATCTACCAATAACACTACCAGTTTGGAAATACATGTTAAGTGCTTCTTGTGGATTATAGTTTGTACCATTACCTAAATCAATTTCTGCAAGTCCATCAGCATCTAAATAAACACCATCTGGTACTATTCTAGCCATAACTTGTTGTAGTTTCAAGTGCGTTATTTGAATCATGTCAGCAAATGAGATCATTCTACCAACTAGAGATTCTGGTCTACCTTTGTACATTCTTGGAGCAACTATATTATAACTCATAGCTACTTTTGTTATATCTGACTTAGGTCTAGTCATGTTTTCTTTTTTCTTCCATTCAAACAAAACATCATGACCAACACATTTCACACCACCATATAATGTTTCTATAGATCTTGATACTTTTTCATATCTTGCTCTTTGATCTTTTGGTGGATTAAACTCGTCATCTTTTTTTAAAGCTTTATCACCGCCACTTGCTCCTTTTTTTAATTTATAAACTTGATTGTTGTATGTTTTATATTCAAAATATAATAAATTAACATATCCTTTATTTTCATTAGGATTATAATTATATGTATCTCCTCCTTGTGTTTGGTATTTTTTCTCTATTTCCTCAACTTGTTCTAATGTTATTTCTGGAAATTCTTTTTTAAGTTCTTTTATTTGAACTCTTTTTACTTCACCAACATACCATAAATCATCAAAATAAGGTGATTCACTATAAGAATAAACTAAATTAACAGGGTCAACATATTTTAGTACTATTCCTTCAGCAGTGTTAAAACTATTTTTAACAGCAGCTACTCCTAAAACAGTCAAATCATAATCCAAACGTTTCTTTAGTAAATCATATTTATTAAGATTCATAACGTTAGATATAGCTTCTTCTTGTGCTATTTCTATAGATTGTTTATAATCTAATTGCATATGAACTGATAACTCTTCATCGTTTTCAGGTAGTTTAGCAGGATCATTTTTAAAAGTATTAATACCAGTTTGTGCTTCAACATTTTGTTTAAATGCTTTAAACTTCATGTCCTCTAATACAGCTTCTATATATTCTGTTCTTTCTTTTGCAGAAGCAGGATCAATAGAAAAAGCTTTTATATCATATAATCTTTCGCTTATACCGTTAACTACTATATCTACAAATTTAGGTATAATTGGAACAGGTTTCCAATCTAAATTAAGATATGATAAATCACCATTGATTGATAATTCATCTTTATATTTTTGTATACTTTGTTCGCCTCTAGCGTATAATCTTAATTCGTGGTGGCGAAGTTGTGTATTATAATATCTATCACTACCGTTATCACCTTTAAACCATTCACCTTCTATGGCTTTTGCAACTTGCAAACCATATTCTTGACTAGACTTCTCTACATCAGGCACTGCTTGACTAGGAAAACTAGATTTTGCTTGTGTTTTAATCATTATTTATTACTTTTGATAACATACCTTTATTGTCGTATTTTGTAAAACCAAAACTTGTAGTTGTTTGGTTTCTTGCTGGTCTGGGTCTATATAAATGTTTATTACATGCCATAATTGCTAAACCTGAACTAATAGTAGCATCAAACTTTGTTCTATTATTAATATCAAATCGAGCCCAATCATTTAGCGTTGTATTAAAATTTATATTACCTTGTTCACCATTTTCTTTTAAACCCACGTGTTGTTGTATATAACTTTCTATAGCTGAAGCGTGAGCTTGTTTAATATCTTCACTAGAATTTGGTATTCCACCAACTTCTCTTTCTGCAACAGATAGTTTATTCCAAATTTTATCAGGTCTATTCATTGAATAACCTCTATAACCTCTACGTTTTAAATAATATAAAAGTCTAGGTTTATTATTTTCTGCTAATAATGGCATTCCATAAAATACTAACGCCATTAAAACATCTTCAAAAAACATTTCAGCGGTTTGAGGTCTAGCTATATATTCTAAAAAGAATGTATTGGGTGGTACATCTTCCATACTAAATTTAGTTAAACCATGTAGAGAACCTTTTGATCCTAATCCATCTACAGTACCTGATATATCATAACTATCACATCCAAAAGCACCCATGTGCTCATTACTGGGTTGTTTTTTACCATTTTTTATAAAATAGTTATTTTGTAAACTTAATGGTGGAACCCAAGATATATTAAACCTACCCGTTTTATCTGGATAAAATTTAACGTTTGTATCTTTTACTCCATTCTCCCATACAAAACTACCCTTTATAGGATGAGATCCAAAATCATTAAAATCTATTTGTTCGTATATTTTTACTAAATTAAATATACTACCTTTTGTTTCATCTCTAAACGCATGATCTTCTGTTCTTGGAAATTGACGATAAAATTCATTTAAACCGTCTTGATCATTTTTTAAACCATCAACTTCATTTTGCCAATGATCTATAATTCCAGTATCTATATAATCACCATATGGTCCTTTAACCTCTGTTTCTGGCGTATCAAATACAGGCATTCCATAAGAATCAATGAATCCCTCGTAGTTCCATTCCATAGGTATGAACAAAGAATATAATCCTGAGCTAGTCTGTCCATTGCGGTTTCTTTTTGTAACATTTGAATTATTATATAGTTTTTTAAAATTATCACCACCTTTATCTAAAGCATTAGATGTAGAACCCATCATGCATTTACCTATAATTCTACTACCAAGTCTTAAAGTAGTTTTAGTAACTCTCCAGTTATTTAAAATATTTTCAGGTCTCTCCCATTTTCCGCTTTCATCATGTGCTAATAGCTTTAACTTTTCACCATCATAACTATTATCCGCTGTATTTTTCCAATCTATAGTAGTATCTAAACCTTCTAACTCTTCTAGTTTTTCATTACTAGTTATTTTTCTTCTAGTTAACTTACTAGCTGGTACTCTATATGCTAATTCTGTTTTAGGTCGATCCATACCATCTTGTATCGGTTTAAAAAAGAATGGATAATTAAGCGATATTGGTACAACCTTATCAGTAAACATCTTTTTAGCATCCCAACCAGTTTTGGAAAGTATACCGTATCTTGAATCACTTGATATTGTTGCTAAATTAACTATCTCACCAGATGCCATAAAAGAAAATCCAGAACGTCTATTTTTTAAATAACACATTCCATAACATCTTTGATCAGCTTTGCATGCTTCCCAGAATAGATAAAACAATCTATTAGCTTCTCTAAAATCTGGATGACCTACATCAATTTTTGACCATTGTAGGTACATATAGTGTGTGCCTGTTATATAGGTTGGTACACCTTTATTGTAATACCAAAACCCATCTTCTCTTCTTTTAAATTCTTCTTCTATATAATCTATATGTTGATTTTTAAAATTATTAGGGTATTCTTTCCAATCAAATATAGTTTTAATTCTTTTTAATGGTTGAGGTTGTGCGGTTACCTCCCATTTGTCACTATTAAATTTATGAATTTTTTTAGGTATTTTTGGTAAAGCTATTTTAAGATTTTGTATCTCATATATCTCACCAATTTGACCTGTTTTACTTATAACTATAACATCGTTTTCTTTGTTATAACCATATTTCCATTTTTTAGACTTATTAAGTCTTTTAACGGTATTTATTTTTATAGGTTCTATAACCTTATATAAAATTTGTTTATACATAATTTAATCGTACTCTTTAATGTCTATCTTATAACTATCATCTAACCCTTCTTCATCAATTAATTTATGACATACATTAATTGTATGATCTATATAAGCCTGTTTTATATCGAAATCTGGATATAATTTTTTATTATATTTATTAAGTTCTCTTACGTTGCAAATTAACGGTCTTTTGTCATATATAGAACATAGATTATTTTTCAAATGTCCACATGATCCATCTTTATTTATTGGTAAACCATGATCTGCACCATTCCATTCACCGGCTTTTCTGCAACATGCACCACATTTTGTACATAGAAATTCCATTATTTAGATCTTCTTTCAGCAAAACCACTAAATGATTTTTCTTTATTTTCTAAAGGTTTATCATTTAATATTGCTTCTTCTTCTTGTATTCTAGTTAGTATTTCAAAAGCATCAAATATAGCTAATTTCTTAGTAGCAGCTGCATTCTTTAATCTATCTGCAGAAATATCATCATCTGAATCAACAATAGGTTCTTTAGCAACTTTAACTAACTCTTCAACTGCTTTGTAGCCAGCTTGGATTATATTCTTTTTCCTTTCCTTGATATTCATATTTAATTTCAATAAATTTATTATTCACTCTATAAAGTCTATTATTATTTATAATAAACTCATATTCTCCAGCTGGATGGTATCCTACTAACTCTCCTTTTTTGAAACTACCATCAGAATATTTTATAATACCTATTTGTTTAGCTTCTAAACCAACTTCATTTTGTATTGGTTTAATAAACGAATATCCCTTTACCGCTTTCCACATATTATTACAAGAACATCTTTTATATGCAAATATTTGATCAATACTTATTTTATATAGATCTTCTGATATAAAATTACCAGAGTTTTTTTCTTTACCTCTAGCATCATGCCATCTTCTAAAAACATTATGATGCACTATAACTTCATCACCAATTTTTATATTTGTTTTGAATTCAGATGGTAAACCTAAAACTATTGCGTGTCTACTTATATATTTGTGATTAAATACTTCAGAGTTTAAAATTAACTCTTTATCACCAATTTTTTTAGTATTATTATATCTTGTTGTTTTAGGTTTTATTAAAAAATAAAACGTACTTTTCATTAATATTCAAGATTATATTCAATTGATATAGCCATATTTTTATTAAAATCTTTCCAAGGCATAACATCTTTATTTTTTTCTATAAAAATACTATACTTATCATCATTTTCTACTATATCACAAATGGTATGTCCACCATAGACCTCTTGCCCAACGGCATAATGCATGGCTTCATTTTTATAATCTTTGCCAACACTAATTTTACGTATTAACTTTCCCATTCTCTTTTCCTTTTATAGTACCATCGGTAATATTAATATTAACGTCCCCATACTTTTCTTTCAACTTCTTTTGATTTGCAACAAGATTTCCTCTAAATTCAAACGCAGCGCTGATTGCACTTGCTTTTTGTATTTCTAAATTACCAATATCCATCTGGGCATTGTTAACCATTTTTACAATATTTTGTAATTCAAGAAGTTCGTCTTTAGTTACTTTTGTTGGTTTTGCTTTTGCCATAATTTTTTATTTAATTAAACTTTATTTCACTTTTATATTATCACGCAATTGTCACGCTTTTTACTTCTTTTCTTGCTTTGGTTTCCTAGTATCTATAAACCAAGAATTATAAACATCTCTTTTTTTACAAATATAATCAAAATATTTATCTACTTTATCTTTCCAATTTTTGTCTATAGCTGGATTTATAATACCAGACTTAGGACTAGAAAATATTTTATTAATATATTCTTTTACATTATCTTGATGTGTAAATAAATGATTATTTATACAAGCAAAAGATCCCATATGTATATTATTCCAAATATCAATTGGTTCTATTCTTTTACCTAATACCGCTGCATAAATAGCGCTTTCACTTATATGTGTTGTATATACTTTTTTAGCTTTTTGCATATAATGGTACATATCAACATCTCTAGGTAGTATATTAGCTTCACCAAAGAAATCCTTTAACTCACCAATGATTTGATGTGTTGTTATTGGATGTGGTTTAAAATATACATTATTACCATGTTGTTTAGATATAAATCTTAATCTATTTAAACAAACATTAGTTTTTACTTTATTTGAACCAGGTAATACTACTAAGTAATCTTTAGCTGGCCATTTATCTGTTTTATCTTTTCTATCTTGATATTTATTAACAGATTTTTTTATTACATTATTTACTAAATACGATGACCAATCATCTGGCTTTTTAATATTATCATTATAAGCATCGATCATCTGTTCATTTCTAAGTTTTACATTCAATGGTTGAAGATAAAAATTAGTAGCAAATTCAGTATATGCCATTGTTTTAAAATAAGGCATTTCTTCTGCTAAAACATCATAACTTGTTTCTATATCAAGTTCACTACATTTTCGTATTACGTAGCCCTCAATTTGTTCAAGTTCATCTAAGTTTTTACTTTTTTTGAGTGGACCTATTCTTTTGTCCAACTCCTTTTTATTAAACATTTCCATATTATTAAATTTAATTGTTATTAGTATATATATTATTACACATTTTTACCATTTTCTACCTAAGTTGTTGATCTGTTAAAATCTACACGTTCCGTAGACAGATCTTGTCTATACGTACTAAACCATGATTTAGTCGTATTAAATGTTGTGGTTGTATTAAATGTTGTTGTAATCGTCGTACTTGTGTTGTAAGTCGTTGTTGTAGTACCACCAGTAGTAAACGTTGTGGTTGTACTAGTTGACGTATTAAATGTTGTAGTTATAGTAGTTGATGTATTATACGTTGTGGTTGTAGACTTACTGGTATTGTAAGTAGTAGTCGTAGATTTACTTGTGCTAACTACTGTCGCGGTTGCTTTTGATGTATTCCACGTAGTAGTTGTACTAGTATTAAACGTAGTAGTGGTATTAGTTGATGTATTAAACGTAGTAGTTGTACTTTTAGTAGTATTATACGTAGTGTTAGTACTTCTAGCAGTATTATATACTGTTGTGGTAGATTTACTAGTAGACATAACAGTTGACGTACTCGTGTTATATGTAGTAGTAGTGTTTGTACTAGTGTTATAAGTCGTTGTAGTACTTTTACTAGTCTCATATGTTGTAGTAGTAGATTTACTCGTGCTCCATGTAGTAGTAGTAGATTTACTGGTACTAACTACTGTACTTGTAGCGGTATTATACGTTGTAGTAGTAGCGGTTTGTGTATTGTATGTTGTTGTAGTACTCTTACTAGTAGACCAAGTAGTTGTTGTACTTTTAGATGTAGATACCACGGTAGCCGTTGCTTTACTAGTACTCCACGTGGTTGTTGTAGCTGTATTAAACGTGGTTGTTGTGTTAGTACTTGTATTGTAAGTAGTTGTGGTACTTTTACTAGTTTCATATGTGGTAGTGGTGCTTTTACTAGTAGACCATGTTGTAGTTGTTGATTTACTTGTACTTACCACCGTGTTAGTACTTGTATTATATGTCGTAGTTGTCGCTGTACTCGTATTATACGTAGTCGTTGTAGCGGTACTTGTATTAAATGTTGTTGTCGTTGATTTACTCGTTTCTACAACCGTAGATGTACTTTTACTAGTAGATACTACTGTAGCGGTACTTGTGTTATAAGTAGTTGTTGTAGCAGTAGATGTATTCCACGTAGTAGTTGTGCTTTTACTAGTATTATATGTGGTATTAGTTGATCTCAAAGTATTATATACAGTTGTAGTAGATTTACTAGTTGAAACTACTGTACTAGTAGAAGTATTATACGTAGTTGTTGTAGTGGTCGAAGTATTAAAAGTAGTAGTGGTACTTTTACTTGTCTCAACTACTGTATTAGTTTCTTTAGTAGTAGATCGCGAAGTAGAAGTTGCTTTACTTGTAGTCCAAGTAGTTGTTGTACTTGTGTTAAACGCGGTCGTTGTGTTAGTACTCGTATTGTATATGGTTGTTGTTGCTGTGGTAGTATTATATGCGGTTGTAGTACTTTTACTAGTTTCTACAACAGTAGATGTATCATAAAATGTATGATTGGTGGTTGATGTTGAGGTATTATATGTAGTAGTTGTATTAGTACTCGTGTTAAATGTGGTTGTGGTACTTTTAGATGTACTGTATGTTGTAGTAGTACTTTTATTTGTTGACCAGGTTGTAGTGGTACTTTTACTTGTAGAAACTACAGTTGTGGTTGCAGTATTATATATAGTAGTTGTACTAAGATTAGTATTATATGTAGTGTCTGTACTCCTGAATGTATTGTAAACCGTAGTTGTGGCTGTAGAAGTGTTAAATGCCGTACTTGTTGATTTACTAGTTGAAACTGTAGTTGACGTACTAGTATTATATGTCGTAGTAGTATTTGTTGATGTATTATAAGTTGTAGTAGTAGCTGTAGACGTATTAAATGTAGTAGTTGTTGCAGTACTAGTATTAAATGTAGTAGTCGTGCTTTTACTTGTTGAAACAACAGTGGATGTTGCTTTACTAGTACTTACAACCGTAGCTGTACTAGTATTGTACGTAGTCGTAGTACTTGTTGTTGTATTGTATGTTGTGGTAGTAGCTGTAGTTGTGTTGAACGTTGTCGTAGTAGACTTACTTGTACTCCACGTTGTTGTTGTTGATTTAGACGTTGAAACCACTGTAGACGTACTTGTGTTATAAGTGGTTGTTGTGTTTGTACTCGTGTTAAACGTTGTCGTAGTAGCCGTATTTGTATTATAAGTGGTTGTAGTAGCTGTACTAGTATTAAACGTTGTTGTAAATAATGTTGTAGTATTCGTAGCAGTGTTATATGTAGTCGTTGTATTCTTACTAGTAGCCCAAGTTGTTGTGGTAGATTTACTAGTTGCCCATGTAGTAGTTGTAGCAGTAGTCGTATTAAAAGTAGTAGTTGTATTTTTACTAGTTGATACAACAGTGTCAGTTGATTTACTTGTTGATTTTGTTGTAGTATATGTAGTTGTAGTAGACGTACTAGTATTATATGTTGTTGTGGTACTTTTAGATGTATTATATATTGTTGTTGTACTTTTACTAGTTGATGATGTTTCATCTGTAGCTTTACTTGTAGCCCACGTGGTTGTATATGCTGTTTGAGTATTAGTTTGTGTATTATATGTTGTCGTAGTATTTTTACTAGTACTCCATGTTGTATCAGTATTTTTACTTGTGATCGAACTAGTTTCAAATATTGTTGTCTTACTAGTTTCCCAACTTGTAGTATATATTGTGTTAGTAGCAGTTTGTGTATTAAATATTGTAGTAGTACTTTTACTTGTGCTCCAAGTGGTATTGGTATCAGTACTTGTATTATATGTGGTAGTGGTAGAAGTAGATGTATTCCATGTAGTCGTATAAGCTGTTGTAGTGTCAGTTTGTGTATTATATGTAGTTGTGGTATTCGTAGTAGTATTATATACTGTTGTAGTATCAGTACTTGTATTCCATGTTGTAGTAGTAGATTTCGACGTTGAAACAACAGTAGATGTTGTTTTAGTAGTTAGTTTACTTGTACTAACTACTGTATTTGTACTTTTAGTAGTTTCGTAAGTTGTAGTAGTACTAGTACTTGTATTGTAAGTGGTTGATGTTCCTCTGTTAACTATTGTAGCGGTATTATAAACTGTAGTTGTATTAGTAGAAGTATTATATGTTGTAGTAGTGGTCGTATTATATGTAGTTGTTGTGCTTTTACTCGTACTCCATGTGGTTGCAGTAGTAGTATTATATACTGTATTTGTAGCAGTTGACGTATTATATGTAGTTGTTGTACTAGTATTATACGTGGTGGTAGTAGATGTATTATAACCACCCTCATCATATCTTATCATATGACAATCCATTACTTTACCACCTCCAAACGCATGTGTGTCTTCACCTGCAATTGGAGCATGCGTGTATGTTACATATAGTAAAAAATAGGTATCATCTCCTGAAGGAATAACCTCAGTTATTCTATATTGTGCAGAAAGTGTTTCAGTAGAAGATCTTATTCTTATTGAACCTAAATTACCACTTGTAGTAGATGCACCATCTATTGAATCAAATACATTATTTTTATCATTACTATCAGCATCAACTGCAGCTACTTGTAGTATTGTTATAGCTTGTGTATCAGTACTGTTACCTTTTATTTTTCCAGCACCAGCGAATACAGACACGTTTATATTTGTATCCCAATTATATAGAGCTCCTGATAAACTTGCTGTATGTGGATACCTCCAAAGTATTGCGGGTTTTGTTGTGGTAGGTTGTGTAGAATATGTTGTAGTAGTATTTCTATTAGTACTAACCACTGTAGACGTAGTTTTTGATGTAGATACTACTGTAGATGTAGCTTTGGTAGTAGAAGTATCTGTAGATGTATTATATACCGTTGTTGTAGATTTACTAGTACTCCAAGTTGTAGTAGTAAGTGGTTTTGTAACTGTAGTTGTGTTATATGATGTTGTTGTACTAGTATTATATACTGTAGTTGTGGTTGTAGTTTTTGATGTATTATACCAAGTGGTAGTAGATGTACTCGTGTTATAAGCAGTTGCTATATCAGTGTTAACTATATAAGTAGTTGTTGTATTCGTACTTTTAGATGTAATGGTACTTGTATTGAATGTGGTTGTTGTACTTTTACTAGTTGACCATGTTGAAGTAGTACTTTTACTAGTCGATACAACTGTAGCGGTTGCCTTACTAGTACTTACTACAGTTGATGTTGCTGTATTATATGTAGTCGTTGTACTTGTGCTGGTATTATACGTGGTTGTTGTAGCAGTCGAAGTATTATATGCTGTTGTTGTAGATTTACTTGTTGACCAAGTTGTAGTCGTGCTTTTACTTGTACTAACTACTGTAGAAGTTGCTTTACTTGTACTTACCACTGTTGTTGTTGCTGTATTAAAAGTTGTTGTGGTACTATGACTAGTATTATATGTTGTATCAGTACTTCTCGCTGTATTATAAACTGTTGTAGTGGTGGTAGATGTATTAAATGTTGTGGTCGTTGATCTACTAGTTGACACCACTGTTGTTGTACTAAATGTTGTAGTAGTGTTGGTACTTGTATTATAGGTTGTGGTTGTGTTTGTGCTAGTGTTGTAAGTAGTCGTTGTCGATTTACTAGTATTATAAGTGGTCGTTGTGGATTTACTAGTGCTTACAACTGTAGATGTAGCTTTAGATGTAATTGTACTTGTGTTATATGTAGTTGTTGTACTAAATTCTGTTGTAGTACTTCTACTTGTTGATGTACTATGACTTGTTGATGATGTCTCTGTTGTACTTTTACTCGTAGACCATGTTGTTGTATAAGCTGTCTGTGTTGTTGTACTAGTATTATATGTTGTAGTTGTGCTATGACTTGTTGCAGATGTTTCAGTAGTACTTCTATTAGTAGCCCATGTGGTAGTATATGCGGTTTCTGTAGATTGACTTGTGTTGTAAGTTGTAGTTGTACTATGACTTGTTTCGTATGTAGTTGTGGTAGTGTACGTAGTTGTGGTACTTCTACTTTCTGTTGTATTTCTTGATGTTGCCCAAGTGGTTGTATAAGCAGTTTGTGTCGTCGTACTAGTGTTGAATGTTGTAGTAGTAGAATGACTTGTTTCGTAAGTGGTTGACGTAGTATATGTCGTGGTTGTTGCTCTACTTGTTAATGTACTATGAGATGTTTCATATGTTGTTGTGGTACTCTTACTAGTTCCCCAGGTTGTAGTATAAGCCGTTTGGGTTGTTGTACTAGTATTATAAGTGGTTGTTGTACTCCTACTCGTAGCAGTACTTCTACTTTCTGTTGTAGTTTTACTAGTATTCCAAGTGGTAGTTGTACTTCTAGTTGTTAACGTGTTAAATGTAGTAGTCGTACTTTGACTAGTATTATATGTTGTGGTAGTGGATCTAGTTGTTAATGTATTAAATGTTGTTGTTGTACTCTGACTAGTATTGTAAGTAGTGGTAGTTGATTTTTGAGTAGCCCAAGTTGTTGTATATTGTGTTGACGTAGTCCTACTAGTAGCTGAACTTGTTTGCCATTCTGTAGTTACAGGACCAATAAATACTGTACTAGTACCATATACTGTTGTTGTACCCTGACTAGTTTGAAAAGTTGTTGTAGTATTAGCCATCAGATCCTCCTTTCATTAAAATACTGTTAACAAAATAATTATAATCCATTTCTAAGCGTACCACTTCATTTTTTGTATCACCATCAAATTGTATTTTTTGAACTTCAACTTCTGTATCATCTATTGTATAAAGTTTGTCACCAACAACTAATTCATTCATTTTTTTGTCAGTTATCCATGATCCATCTCTTTTTATTATCATTGGATGATTACCAGTTGCGGTTAATAAATCATCATTTATTGTATACACACCTTTACAACCCATAATAAAACGTATTGAATTTTGTTGTTTTACTAAACTAGGATTACTAGGATCTGCACATGTTACAATGTTATGATTTGAGCCTATAAGTTCTGTTGATTTAGCAACTATATCATCATCATGATCATACTTATGAATTGTTGATCCTTTAAGCACACCATAACTTGTAGGATTTGGAGTTAATATTTTTAATGGTACTTTATATATATCTTTATTATAATATGAATTTAATGGAGGATCTACAGCCACATCAGTAAACGATACATTATCCCAATAGAATTTCATATATTCATCTGTTGTACCACCACTCCAGTTCCACCAACTAATTTTACAACCTGATTTTGCACCTTTATTTCTACAGAAATAAACAAATCGTGGATGTAAATCATCATCAGCATACGTGTCCATTAGTATTGCATCGTATCTACCAGTTTGTTCTATTAATGTAAACCATCTATCTTCATGTAAAATAATATTAGATTTACCTTCTGCCCATGCTCTCATTTTAGGTATTATATCAGGATGATTTTCGCAAATAGTATGTGATGCAGGATTCCTTGCTTGAATAGCATCAGATAATATACCCATACCAAAACCACACTCAAGAACATGGTCCCCTTCGGATACAGCGATTTCCGCCATTTTTTCCATAATAGGTTGTTCCCAATCCATCATAACTTCCATTACCCCAGGAGAAAACTTCCAATTAGTAAGCTCGTTTTGAAAAGTAATTCTATCACTTTCAAACGTTAGTTTTGCTTTCTTATATCCCTTTTGAAAATCTGTTGCCATATTATTATTATTATTACTTGTTTTATTTATATTTTATTGACATCCTCTAGGACACCCACCACCTGTTTCAGTAGTTCTCGTTGTGTTCCAGTATGTTGTTGTTGTTTTTGACGTACTTGTTACTGTTGACGTCGTATCACCAGCTGCAGTTGTTGTACTAGTATTCCAATATGTTGTATATGCTGTTGTAGTATTTTTACTAGTCACTTGAGACGTATTATACGTAGTTGTTGTAGATCTTTGAGTAGACCATGTGGTTGTTGTAGATCGAGTTGTTGCTGTACTAAACGTGGTTGTTGTTGATTTACTAGTATTCCAAGTGGTAGTTGTACTTCTAGTTGTTGCTGTACTAAATGTTGTCGTTGTACTCTGACTAGTTTCATATGTGGTTGTGGTAGTATATGTTGTAGTTGTATTAAAGGTTGTAGTAGTCTCATGACTAGTTGACCACGTTGTGGTTGTACTTATAGTTGTGGTTGTCGTAGTATTATAAGCAGTTGTAGTACTTGTAGATGTATTATACACCGTACTAGTTGAAAACGTTGTAGTGGTAGATCTACTTTCAGATGTATTTTTACTTGTATTATAAGTTGTAGTAGTGCTCTTGCTTGTAGACCAAGTTGTTGTTGTACTTATAGTTGTTATAGTACTAGTATTATACGCTGTATTAGTTGTATACGTTGTTGTAGTTGATCTACTTTCCGTTGTATTTTTACTTGTATTATACGTTGTGGTAGTACTTTTACTTGTACTCCAAGTTGTGGTAGTACTTATTGTTGTTGTTTTACTTGTGTTAAAAGTTGTAATAGTTGCGGTACTTGTATTATATGCAGTTGTGGTACTCTTGCTAGTACTCCAAGTGGTGGTTGTACTTATAGTTGTCGTTGTGGCTGTATTATAAGTTGTGGTTGTAGCTGTACTCGTATTATATGCTGTTGTTGTATTGAAAGTTGTTGTAGTACTTCGAGATGTTAATGTTGATTTACTTGTATTCCACGTTGTAGTATAAGCGGTTGTTGTATTAGTAGCTGTGTTATAAGTGGTTGTAGTAGAACGACTAGTATTATAGGTTGTAGTAGTACTTTTACTAGTAGAAACTACTGTAGCTGTTGCTTTACTCGTTGAAACAACTGTGGCTGTAGCTCTAGTTGTTAATGTTGCCGTACTCGTATTAAATGTTGTAGTTGTGCTTCTACTGGTTGCCCATGTAGTTGTAGTACTCTTACTTGTGTTATATGTTGTATCCGTGCTCCTTGCTGTGTTATATACTGTAGTAGTAGATTTACTCGTGCTTACTACGGTAGATGTACTTGTATTATACGTCGTTGTTGTATTTGTAGCAGTATTAAAAGTAGTTGTAGTAGCTGTACTTGTGTTATACGTTGTGGTAGTAGATTTACTAGTAGATGATGTTTCAGTTGTAGATTTTGATGTTGCCCATGTGGTAGTTGTGCTCTTACTAGTACTAACAACCGTTGTAGTAGCTGTATTATACGTTGTTGTAGTATTAGTGCTCGTATTATAAGTTGTAGTGGTAGCTGTAGAAGTATTATACGTAGTAGTTGTACTTTTACTAGTGCTCCAAGATGTAGAATATGCTGTCGTAGTTGCTGTCGCTCTAGTTGTTTGGATCATATTTCTAGTTTGAGTACTAGTGTTATAAGCTGTAGAAGTACTTTTATAGGTTTCATAAGTAGTTGTAGTATCCGTAGACTTACTAGTTTCTACAACTGTACTTTTAGTAGTTGACCAAAGTGTCTGGTATACTGTTAATTCAGTGGTGCTAGTATTATAGGTTGTGGTCGTACTTTTACTTGTTGATACAATTGTGGACGTATCAAATGTAGTTGTGGTATCGGTACTTGTATTATATGTAGTGGTAGTATTAGTACTTGTGTTATATACTGTGTTAGTAGACGTACTTGTATTATAATGTGTCGACCAACTCATATCTTTTTTCTTTTCTATAGCTGTTGATTTAGTAGTATTATAAGTTGTGGTCTTACTAGTTTCAAAAGTAGTTGTAGTGTTTTTATTAGTACTTACCTCGGTATTAGTTGTAGTGTTAAATGTAGTCGTGGTACTATGACTTGTCTCATATGCTGTAGATGTGGATGTATTATATGTAGTAGTAGTAGATTTATTAGTACTTGAACTATCAGTATAAGTTGTTGTTGTA